TTACTCCTTATCCTTTGAGACTTTTTCTACTTCGTCATCGGCTTTGGCTGTTTGATCGTATGCTTTGTCGAGACTTTTCGAAATGTTATCCAATGATTCAAGATCAAGATTTTCAAGTGCTTTCGGTGTTTCTTCTACGGCATATTGATATCCTTTGTTTGCTTTTAGCAAATACTCATGTGCTTTTTTATAAGCACCAGGAACGTTTTTCTTTTCATTACCCTCATCAATGACTTTTTGTACATCAAAAAGTGACTTCTCGACAGATCCAAGCCATTCATCATTACCTGCATCAATGGCCACCATCTTTTTAGCAAACACGAGCATTGTGTCTTCGATATCACTTCTGTAGTTCTCATACCACTCGGCATATTCTTTTTCTGCTTTTTGGTTGCTGCACGCTGTACCGAATACCATCAGCACAGCAAGCATGATCATCGTTGCGAATAGTGATTTAGTCTTTACTTTGTTCACTAAGATAAACTCCTTCTGCATTCCTGCTGTTATTTTCAAGCTTTAAATTTAATGAAATTGCCACTTGTTTATGGTGTAACATTCCTACATTTCATCGGTTAAATAGTAGTTATATTTAGCTATTCATTCAATTTATTAGTAAATAGATCCTCATTTGGCTTTTCTGTTAAAAAATTATAAAAAGCATAAAAAAAAGACGCTATCAATAGCGTCTTCTTGTATTTAATCTCAATTTTCATGTTGCCAGTCCCGCATCAAGAGCTTTCAAACCCTTGATACGACTGCATTCTAAAAGTTTTGATGGAGACGGTGGGAGTCTATTATTTTGATTTCGTATGTTTGTAATATTCATTAGATACGTTGACTATTCAGCGTTTTGTTTATTATTAGCTGAGTAGAATAAAACAATGTTTTTAAGCTTTTGATGCCAAAATGATGCCAAAAACCCTCTTCTTTAAACATTATCTTATCTTCTTATGATAAACTCATATGGAAATTAATTGCTATGGAGGGTTTATATTGAATCATATTAAAGCGTGTTTCTTCCTATTATTATGTATTACATTGTTAATTGGGTGTAACAGTGAAAACACCACTTCAAAAGCAACAGAAACTAAAAAAGTTGAAAATGAAGAAAATAATAAGGCAAATGAAGTTAAAGAGCCAGAAAAACCATTTAATTTCACAATTGATGAATTCGTGAGTGCATATAACGAAGTAGCTTTATCTTTGGAAAATGAAAAAATTAACTTTGATGAAATTGGAGATTATAGACTCTCTGATGTAGCAGAGGGTCAAGTTTACACAAAAGAATTATTAATGCAACTTGATGACTCTGGCGGCACTTTTAACCTGCAAGCATGGCATGATTTAGATAAAAACTTCTTTCGCCTGAACATACTTACAACTGGATCAGGAAATTTATCATCTGAACAGGGAATGCGGAATACATTAGCTGTGCTCCACATACTGGGGATTGACTTTAAACACTTAAATGATTTTTCAAATAATGATAAAGAGTCACTTACTATAATTGACGGTGATTACTCTGTTCAGTTAAATAAAATTCCTGGCACATCACTAATATTAAATATTGAACCTAAATAACTTCTTAGGTGTAGTATGTTTTTAAAATAATATATCCCCTCCAAATCGCCTTGAAGGGGATTTTATTTACATTTATAATCGAACATATATTCTTATTTTGGGAGGGTATGCCTTGACTGATCTCGAAAGGAAACTTTATCGAATCATATATAACATGAGCAGATTCAGAAAGAATCCCTCGATGGATGACCTTAAAAGGAAAACAGGTAAGGATGAGCCAGCGATTCGTAAGGCGGTTAAAAATCTTGTGTCAAGAAATGAACTTGAATGGGATAAAGAGAAGAAGGAATGGCGTTTTAGATAAAAACATTTCACAGTCTCGTCACAAATGACGGGACTTTCTTTAGTATATTTTTACCATTTTTATAAAAAGTGTGGAAAATAAACCCTGTTAATTGTTACCATACGGGTGTAGGACAATACTTTTAGGGGGAGGATGTTTAGTATGAACGGTTTATTGCGTAAGCTAAATGTAAAACTTACACTTGTATTAACACTTATTGTGACTCTTGGGATCACTTCTGCTTTGGGGCAGGCATCAGCAAAAGAACAATGGGATCCCCAAAAGCAACAAAGAATTGCACAGGCTATTTTTGAAGCTGCTACATACAATGAAGTAGATAAAACTTTTTCTTTTGATGAATCCAAAGTGATCAATGCTGGTTTACCAAAGGGTATTTCATTAGAGATCAAAAATCATTTAGAATCATTGGCCGGTGCTGATGCTGAAAAAGTGTATCAAGATCAATTATCTGCACAGCAAAAAGGTGAAGTTACAACTATGGTTGCTCCGCTAGTGATATGGGCAGCAAAAGTATTGGCTGGCGCAGGTCTAGCATGGTTAGGTAAAAAGCTTTTAGATATGGGCGGCCATGAATTTTGCAAACGTTACAAGAACGAAAATAAAACAACTAAGTATGTTTGCAAATTCCTTTAATTTTTGAAAGGAAGTGATTTAATTGAGAAAAACAAATTGGTTTCTGTCTGTGTTTATAACTGCTTTAATCTCCTTTGTAATTCAATCGGGATTAAGTAAGTTCGGCGTGATTAACATGTCAAATATTTGGGCAGATTTGGTCAGTTGGATAGTAATATTCTTTGTCGTATTCATTGGGGTTGAAGCGTCTTTTAGAACGATCAATAAAATGAGACATCGAACTGAATAAAGACAAACAGAAAAGCCCCTCCAATTAGGGGCTTTTTTTAATTAAATTTTTTAGGTTGTTCCTGTTTGGTCGTAAGTTAATTTCCCTTTATAAGAAATTTTGAACCATAGATCAAAAGGAATTGGATGAGCATTAAACGGTGAAGTGCCTCTTACTATTGAGAATGTATAAGTAAGTTTAGCTGGTTTTGTTTTTCCACCAGCAGTATATTTCACGTCCCCGCCATCACCTGTTATTGTTCTAAGTGTATCAGATACAATCTTTACAGATGTTCCACGATACTCAACGTTAATTTTCCCCTTAACAGAAGTAACACGAGTATAACCATAATAAACATTTTGATTCACTTTAAAAGTTTGTTCTCCAATTGCTGACGAGGCTGATACTTCAGCTGAAGATTTTTTGTTTGTTCTTTCGGAAGAATAAGTCCCTAATAAATATGTAAATCCGTCTTCATCCTTTTCAACCGTAACGTCTAAACCTTCACTTTCCATTTCAAGTTTATCTGCTAATTGCTCTCCAGTTAATCCGACACCCCAAACAGGTTTTACGTTTCCAATCTTAATATCCTTTGGATCTTTTTCTTCTGCTTTCACTACCCCAACACCAGAAAATAAGACTGATGCACAAACACTTGAAACTAATAATAATTTTGATAATTTCCCCATTTAATCTCCCACCTTTCATTTGATAAGAAGATAGTACCATAGTTCTATTTTACTTTGTTACTAAAGTTCTATTTTTAAGGTTATTTTAAATTATATCAGAATATAAATAGTTCTTTTTGTTAAATTTAACTTAACAAAATGATTAAAAAAGCTTATATTAAATGAAAAGGGGGAAATTGAATGGATATTCCTATTTGGGGTTATATAGTTGCAGGAATTTTGGGTGTAATGGGATTTGTAAGTTTGATGTGGTTTTCATATTTTCAAGATAAGCAGAAGTAGCCCCTCCAATAAGGAAGGGCCTTTTCATTTTACTTTTGTTTTGCCTGAACGTATTTCGTGGCAGCTGTGATATAAAGACCTGATTTAAGCTTATACATTTTTAACCCGTTGACTGTAACGGTCTTATCAATCGTAAATGCTTCACCAGGTTTTACTTTCTTGTGCTTTGCTGACCAATTTGGCTTATCATAGACCCATAGCCACCCATCAGCATTCGGCTTCACTACGGCCATTTTAACGCCTTTTGGCGCTGGTTTATTACTTGGCTTTGTTTTATTTGAAGAAGACACCTTTTTTAAACCGACGGCCGCCGCGATCCCTTCTGCATGCCCCTCGGCCAACAAATCAAGGAAAGAATCTTGTTTGAGAAGCGCAGCATCTTCTTTATGGTCAATAAAAAGGTTTTCTGTCAAAATGGCTGGCATTTTTGTTTCTCTTAACACCGCAAGATTTTTAGACTTGGTCCCTCGGTCTCCTGCTTTTTCTTTGATCTTGTTGTAAATGAAATCATGTACGATCTTTTGCTGCTTGCCAGTGCTGGATGATGCAGAAAGTTTATCAAAACGGAACGTCTCAAAACCCGCTCCTCCGCCAGCATTGATATGGATGGATGCAAAATAATCAGCTCCCCAATTATTTGCTAGTCTTGCTCTTTGGGACAGATCAACGTAAACGTCAGTTGATCGTGTGAGCTTAACAGATGCCCCGTACACCTTTTCAAGAATCGCTTTTGTTTTCTTTGCGATAGTTAGTACAAGATCTTTTTCTTTTAATCCGTTTGCTGCTGCACCCGGATCGTTTCCACCGTGTCCCGGATCAAGCATAATTTTCTTTGTCATGTTCATCTACTCCTTAATTTGTTTTTATATAGAAAAAAGCCGCCGATTACTCAGCAGCTTTCTTTTCCTCTTCTTCTTTTTGACTATCGTTTTCGATCACATGAAGACGGTCTGTAATAGAAGCCGGAATTTTAACTCCAATCTGTGCAAGGTTTTCTGTGATAGAAAGCCCTTCATTTGCGATATAAAAAAGCACTGTCCCGAAGGTCAGCACCCCATTCAAAGTCATAATCTGATCAATGATGTTAGCCACAATCACGACAACAAAGCTAAGCATTTTACGCACGTAACCGAACCATGCCGTTCGGCTTCGCAGCTTACCGATCTTCCATGCTTTGATGATACCCGTCAGAACGTCAATAACGCTTAGCAGCAAGAGTAAATCCAGAAATTTCACTCCGCCAAATAGATATGTTCGTGCAAGATCCAAAGTTTCAAAGTTAATAAACAATTTTATATCCCCCATTCATTTGTCACCTCCTTTCGAAGGCAAAATAAAAAGCACCTGTTAAGATGCTGTAGAACCTAGATCCACTGAGACAGCAGGCGTATCAAACTTCAATCCTGTGATCTCTTCAAATTCTGTTTTAGTGATAACTTTCAGTGAAACATATTCCCTCATAATTGCATGCGTATAAACGCCCCAATCCCAAAATACTTTTATGTCGTCCGCTGTTGGATAAATCATGATGCCCCGCCTCTCTGCAGTTGCGAAAGCTGCAATGTAAGGAGAGCGACTTGTTTTTTTAGCAGCGCTACATCATCTGATATCGGTGGATCAGGCTGCAAACTATCAATATATTCTTGTGTTGCTGATTCAAACCACTCTTCTTTTTTGGGATCGTACTTTGCAATAAATAACCCATCTGGTGGCTGTTTATCTGTATAGCCTTTGGGGATTTCCTCTCCATTTTCTACATCTACTTCGATGTCTTTGTCTGCTTGCCAAATGTAATTTTCATCATATTTATACACCCAGATCATATTCGCACCTCCCACATTTACTTTGCTTTAAAACGGACCCCAAACGTAATAAATTCATTTGGGTTTACCGTATTTGAACAAGATTGAACACAAACTCGACCGTCAGTACCTATATAGGTTCGGTGATATTGTGGTACACCCGGTGTCCCCAAACTGGATGCTACACCAATAAAGTGCATTGACTGCAAAGGAAAGAATCCTTCGACTAACGTAAACGCCTCGACATCATTACCAATCACACCACCAGTAATAGACCCAATGATCTCCACCTCTCCCGAGGCATCTTTTGAGTAGCGTAATGTGTGCGGAAATCCATCTGATGAAACATATTGCTTCCATCCTTTGGACAATGAAGGTGTTTTCCAAGTGACTGCGGCATCTCCGTCTGTTATGAGACGTTTCCACCCTCTAAAACCTTGCGCATGGAAAGTGCCAATCCATGTTAAATTGTCAAATGAGCGTGTGGCTATAATTCTTTTGTAATATACGTCCCCTTGAAGATATGCTGTTTCTAAAACCTCAACATAATAAAAACTTCCATCGTTTGATATTGGCGTATTTTCAAGGTTCGCCCCCATATAAAACCCCGTAGGTAGCGAGAAAATATCAGTACCGTTTGGCAACCTTGCAACTTTACCATCGTTAGGCGTAAGCCTATACAACTGACCCTTATTCCAGCTGTTCTTTTCTGTTTCTCTTACGTGAATCTTTTTGTTTTCAAGATGTGGATCGACGTATTCTTTTGCCGCTTCCAGTGCTGCCGCTGCTTTATCTTTTGCACCTGCAGGTGTTTCCGCGTGAGCATCCGTGTATTTTTTAGCTGCCGCAAGTGCTGCATCTGCTTTAGACTGCGCGCCCTGTTTTGTTTCGATCTTTTCCAAGTCCTCAAACTTGTCTCTCAGATCATCAATCGTTTGTATAGACTCTTCGTATAAAGAATTTATTTTTTCCCTTAATGCCTCGAATTCGTCTACATAATACTCAGTGATCGGCACAATATCTTGATCAATGAGTGACTTTGAAATGTTAAAAGAGAACTGATGCACGGACATAGATTGATCATTTGTATAGTACAAATTCAGCTCAGCTTGTACATTTCCATAATGCTTGATCTCTTCATCTGACAAGATGTATTCCGTTTGACCTTCGACACGATCAATAATTGTTATGTCTCTAATGAATCGGCTGCCGTCAGACATAACTAATACAAGTTTTCCTGTGACAGCTGCAAGAGGCAAAGGTACGCCATCTTTCGTGAGTTTAAATACTAGCCGCGCTGTCTGACGGTCCTGCGTCCAAAAATTTATACTGGTTGATACGCTTGAACTGGTATATGCGTTTACATCAAAATCAATTGGCCCATTCTTTCGAATCATGATATCACCTCTCTCATGTTACATTTTCAAATGATTTAATAGGATCGACACTATTATCCTTCAAGCTGCCTTCTGCGCCAGCTCCTTTAAGTCTGTTTCCAAAATGCTGAATCCTTGAACACTTGCTAGTCATATACATCGCGTATCTGCATTTATTTCCGCGCACTTTGTTAAAACGCGCCGCAGAATCAGTGACTCCATCCATGAAGATAATTCCGTAATACGGGTTTGATGAGGAAGTCCTTTTACCAGCATTTTGAATATCACTGAAATCAACGTTTATGTCCTCTGAATCACCTGAAACAGAAATTCCAGAATATCCAACTTCTCGTAAAGATGTGTTTGTGACATCAATATTCTTACACCCTAATTCTACGCGTACACCGTTCCCCTCGATGTCTTGTCCAACGCTTGAAACGACTTTGCCATTGCTGCAGCGTGTTAAGAGCACCCCATGATGCTTGATGTCTCTAAATTGATTATGAGACACCAAAAAGCCATCCACGTCTGATAAGTGAATAGCATGCTTGACCTTTACGCCATTGATTTTATTGCCGGAAACATCCACATTGTCAATTTTTTGAATCCCTATACGGCCATATACCTGAATAGCATGACGCTCTTTGATATTGGTGAAAGTGTTATCTTTGACTGAAAGACGTTTTACCTTGTTAACCCTGTTCGTAGGATTGCCGTTTGCGTCTTGCGTGTAGACCGATTCTACTCTAGGAATCATTAGTCTTACACCGGATGCACAATCCTTAAATCTGTTTCGGCTTATTACAACGTCTTCCCATTTGTTCCCTGAAATTGCGTACTCGGTCGTATCTTCAAAATCGTTGTTTTCGATACGAATATCAGAATACCAAAAGCCATCTGTGCTGGTGTGAGAATCTATCCCCCGTGCATATCCTTTTAAGCTTTCGGATCTGCTGAAATAGCAGTCTCGAATAGTAACATGCTTGCTGACAGTTTGGTCATAAGCACCAAAGGCGCCGAAGTTGCCCGCCGATCTCATTAGGTCCAGCTGAATCGCAGCAGAAAACCATCTGTCGCCTTTATAATCAGCGAAACCTTTAAACCAGACATTTTCAACTAAGACGTGCTTATTGCCTGCGCAGTCAAAGGCATGACCGCCGCACACATCCTTGATAGTGATGTCCCGTATGATAATGCGCTCAGCATGTGCAAAACCTATGACTGAACATTGTTCTTTGATCTCTCCCCCTGCGCTATCAAACACCCCTTGACCGTCAATCAGTATATTTCCGTGGCCGTCATAGTCCTTTGCTTGATCTTCTTTATCCCCATTTACAAGCATTGATCCTACAAATCCGCGCCTTATAACGGCACCAGCTTGTAAGGTTAAGTGAGTGTTTTTATAGATGCTTGCTGTTTCCATTAGTTTGTATTGTCCAGGAGGAACAACAATGTGCACAGGGTATAATTTTGCAAGACTAAGAGCTGCCTTGAATCCTGCTGTAAAACTTCCGTACTTTTTAATAAATCTTTTCAGATTCAGGGAAACGGCAGCTGCTTCTATTTCTTGCTCAAGAATTTGAAAGTCATAGTCTAATCTGTCTTTTGCTGTGGGATGGATAGATGCATCTCTAGCAACTCGAATGTCTACAACTTCCTTGATATCTTTCCCATCATGATTGAGAACGAGGTTTGTCAATCTAGCCCACATGTTGTCAATCCTGTTGGCAACCGTGAATAGACCATGCATAATCTGACTCGACAAGTGAGCTTTTTTACTATCCTTGTGAGACTGTAATTCAGTAGCGTTTTTATTAAGCTCATTCTCAACCGATTGCATGTCACCGCTTAACTGTGATTCATAGACTGAGTTTCTTGTCGTATCATAATCCTTTTTAAGCCGGACCAATTTATTCACTCCTTTCAATTCCAAAAAGAAAAAAAACGCTCTAATTGAGCGTTCTCATTAACTGATCTATATATCTTTTTTGTTGCTTAATCTGCCGCGCCTGGCTTACTTGATAATCCTGAATGTCTTTTCGGAAGTTTGCGAAAGTCATTTTAGGGCTGTCATACGGGTTGAGGGGATTATAAGTGACAGACACTAGCCTTACATCATCCTCAAACGTGATGCCGTTTGCCGTATCAGCAATGACATGTATGGTGTCACCCTTCCAAAATTCTTCTTCTATCCCTAGTAGTGCTGGCTCATAGATATACTGATACTCTGCCTCAACGACCACGTCAGGATATGGGTTTACGTGCTTTTTCAAAGCAGATACCATATTGCTTGCTTTTTTTACTGTGTCGTCTCTTATCGGCTCACCCCATCGCGGCTTTCCTTCAATGAGAAACTTATCTTCATCAGGATGGATATAAAGGATAGGCTCGAATTCGTATTCAGGCTCTTTATCCTCTTCATCCTCGTTCGTTTTTGTATCAGTTGATTTAGTATCACTTTTCTTAACTTTCTTTTCTGCGCCGTAACCCCATGCTCTTGTGGAAGTGTTTTGGTCATTGATCTTTAATTTAAAGCCCGGCATATTGTATCGGCTGTCAAAAGTGTAATCTACTACTTTCCCCATCTTTTTATATACATAGATGACATAGTTGTTTACATCAAGCTCTATTTCATAATCCTCAACAATTTGATCCATTAACTCAATACAATTCTTTTCGCCGAAGCCGTCTTGATCAACGGTATCAAATGCAGATTCTTTTTCTTTCAGGACATATTGAAAAGGCGTGTCAGCAAGTGCAATGTCTAAGGCTTCATTGATTTTCAGTTTCTTTGAAATCTTTTCTTCGACTCTGTCATTAACAAGAAGAACAGTATACACATGATTGGCCGTTACCTTTTTCTGCAGCACGTTTTTTCTGCTCTGATCAAGCTCAATGTCTGTAATGTAATACTTTTGATGGTTGTAAACTTTTTCGTCCAAGTACAGTATGTTTCCAGGTATTAATAAATCAAATTCCGTTCCGTTATCCTCTGTTCGCATTAACGTAAAAGTAAAACTCTTTTTACCTGTTGTGTCGTCTTGCAGCTCCAACACAGCACCAACGATTTCCACAAGCTCTTTGCCATCTTTGGTTGAGACGTGCAGCTGTCTGAAATCAATATCAGAAGGTAGTCCGTCATTTAACTCTACGTCCTTACCCTGGTATTCCTTACTTGGGTAAGACGGTTTAACTGGTGGTTCAGGTTCACTTGGGCCATCATCCACACCTTCCACTGAATCGTATTGCGTAAGTTTATAAGTGAAGATGATACTATTCAATTTCGTTGCATAGTTTGGATCCGTAGCGTACCCTGCTTTCACAAGTGCTGCTGTTGCCTTGGTGTAATCTTTCTCACCGATTACAGCCTTATAAATGTTTGAATCCCAGCTTACCCCTTTTAGATACAGCTTTGCTAAGTCTTGTACAGATTCGTACCATGAAGGGTACTTTCTAAAAGGTGCTTGTACTCTGGTTGCTTTACCCTTTTTATCATACTCAGTGGTCCACATGAGGACAGATTGACCGTTGAATGATCCTTTTATTCCGAATAAGTTTTTACCTTTTTGAGCTAGTTCACTTTTTCCCCATCCGCTTTCTAGGCAAGACTGCGCGATGATAAGAGAAGCTAAAATATTGTATTTCTTATAAATCCTCTGCGCGTCTTTCGCTATCTCTTTTATAAAATCTGCTGCAGCCATGACATCCCCCTTTTACGGAAAATAAAATCTTGTATCGAATACAATTTCAAAGTCATTTGTATTCTGTATCTCAAACTCATTCATGCCCTTATCTAAGGACGGTAGCCTTCCCGACGTTTTCAATCTTTTATTACCAACAACGGTATACTGTTTCAGGTTTCTGACTTGCTGTGACTTTTTCAGCTGTGCTTCTATTTTCAATCTTTCGTTATTCGTGTGATTAATAATCGTTATGTTTTTTCCCTTTGCGTTTAGCAGCACATTGTAATCGTGCTGCAGAGGGTTAATAGGTAAGCCAGGATTGAATACACTGAAACGTTTTTTGTTTTTAAAACGGTACTGCAGATCGTCGCGCCTTTGGATTCCCATTCCTGAAAACCATCTTTCATTAGAAAAGTTCTGTGCGCTTAAAGACGTGCCCTTTGACTCTGCTAGTCCTGTAATATTGTTAAATTCTACTTGGAAAGATACCTGATTTTTTTGCTTGTCTTTTGGGATCTGAAAGCCTCCGTCACACGTAACCGCAAAACGCCTCCCAGGAAGAAGATCACATGAAATGTAATACCAGGAGGGCTGAACAACGAGATCATAAAACTCATGTCTGTACTGATAAAAGTTTGTCGCGATTTTAGCATCAAGCAATATCTCAACCTTGATAGACCTTTCTTTGTACACTATGTCGCGGGGATGCTGTGTCGGTACAAGTCCGTTAAACCTTGTTAATTGTACAAGCTCCCTATCAGTGCTCGGCGCGTCAGGTGCAAAGCTCAACAACTTAAAATAGGGCAGTAACCCTGACAAAGGTTGCTCCCCCATTCCGTCTCTGAAATCAAAATACAGATCCATTATCTTTTCAGCCCTCCTTTATAAGCATTCTGTTCGTACTTTTGAGCGCTCTTTTTATCTAGTATGGATGTATCTCCTTGATTAAAAACGATGTCTGCTAAATGCTCACCGCCAATAATGACAGGTGCAGGATGGATTTTGATTGTTTGCCCAGCAGCACTTACGCTTTCATTGTTGGATTGTAGATTATTTGATAGAAGACTAATAAGAGCATCGAGCTTCTGATTTAGAATAGGCGTATCAATTTCGTTTTTCACAGTCAGTTCGGCACGCATTGTATTTATTTCATCCGCGGCTCCCTGGATGTTAAACGCCATTCTATTAATTTCAGATTTAAAGGACGACATAGCACCTTGTGCCATTGCTGCAGTGCTCTTTTTCACTTCCGTCGCTTTTTCACCAAGACCAATGATGAAGCCGTCACCAAAGTTCACGCCTTCTGCGATGGTCCTTTTTGCAGGTGATTTTGATTGGATGGAATCTTTCAGCGAACGTATTGCAACTTTCCCGATGGCCCAAGCAGCTTTCCATATCGTGCCCCCTGTGCCTCCCATGCTGCGAATACCATTAGCAAAGCCTTTAGAAAAATCAGCACCCGTGCTAGTTGTCTTAACACTCGATAAGCCTTGTTTTCCTGATTTTGCGACGGTACTACCTGAATTACTTGCGTTTCCGGCTTGACTACGAATGCCGACGCGAATTGATTCCCTGCTTTTTGTCCGCCTCCGCCATCGGTTGTTTTGGCAAGCTGGGCTGTTGCTGACGCACTAACGGAAGATGCTGCAGACGTATTGGCGCCCTTTGTGCTTGTTATTCCCGCACTATGGCTTTTCCCTTTTGTCACTCCTGCTTGAGTAGCTTGAGTGGTATTTTTGTTTAGGTTTGATAACGCTGTTTGGTTTACGCTGCTTGCTGCAGTGCTTGTGCTGCCTTTTGTTGAGCTTATACCTGCGCTAAATGATTGGCCTTTTTGTGAGCCGAATGTTTTAGCTCCTGCATTGCCTTCACTTAGCTTTTGCCTAAGTGCTTGCTGCAGAACTGTACCACTGTTAGATACGTTAATTTTTGACGAACTGATTCCATCGCTAAATGATTGACCTTTTTCTTTCCCTGCAATTCTAGGAATGCCGTTTTCTTCTCGCAATTTTTGATCTAATGTTTGTTTAAGGATCGATCCACTTGCTAACGTGTTAGGTGTGGCAGCTGTTAGGCCGTCCGCAAATTCATCGCCCATTTTCTTTCCTGATTCACGGGCAGATGTTGCACGGTTAAATTCATTTTCAGCATTTATGATCGCTTCGTTTGCTTTACTTGCTGATTCTTCTGCTGAAAAACCCAAACCCTCGTTGAACTCGATAAGTGCTTGCTTCGTTTTTTCTAACGCTTCTTCTTTGCTGTCTCCAAGTTTTTGTAAGAACGCTACTTGTCTTTCAGCCCATCGCGCTTGGTATTTTTCTTCTTGTTCCTCTTGATTGATGAAAATACCCATTGAATTACTTGAGTATTCTATTTGTTTTTCTAGTGCTTTTCCTGTTTCTAAATCCAGTAGTTTCCCGTCTTGAGCCATTTGATCAAATAACGCTTTTGAATTGTTTTTATACGCTTCTAGGTTCTCAGCAAGTGACTTTTGATAATCAGCGTTACTTTTAGCTTTTAGTGCTTTGTGCTGTGCGGCTGATATGGCTTCTTTTGCAAGGGCCTCGTCTAAAACTTTATTTCTGTAGTCGCGATCTTCTTTAGCAGCCTTCTGCCCCTCTTTATAAATGCCGCTGATTTGATCGTTGTAGCTTTTGGCATTTTTGAAAGAGAGTTTTGTTTGACTCTCTGAAACTCTCTGTTGAATGGCTAAAGCGTCCTTTTGGTTTGCGGCAAATTTACTTGTTGACTGTTGAAAGAATGAAATTATATCTTCAAATGTTTTCTTTTGAGAAGCATTCATTTTCGATGTGATTAAACCTGTTTCATCTTTCAATTTTTCTAACTGCCGCATTTTCTCGCGAACTTTTTGGACGTCTTTGTCAATGTCTCCAACCAATTGATCGGACCAATCTTCTCCGATTTTCTTCGTCTCTTTCTCCTGGTCTTCAAATAATCCTTTGAGAACTGCAATTGCATCAGTCTTAAATCCTTCTAACTCCTTAATAAGAGATGTGGACATTTTTTGATAAGTAGACAATAGATTGCTTGCCATCTTCTCGGCTTCTTTTCCTGAAACCTGTGTCAGTTGGAACAATTGCGACGTAGCTTTTTCGCGTAGGTTCACATATGAACCGGCCGCCTTTTGTGTCGCTTTAGAAACGCCCTCACCATATAGAAGAGCCGATTCTTTCGCTTCTTCTTGGCGTTTCTTTTGATTTTTCAGCTGCTCATTGTAGGCATACGTCGCAACGGCAATGCCTCCTAGTAAAGCCGTTCCACCAACTATGGCAAGCCCCACCGGACCCGTAAATGCTAAGAGCGCACCGATACCCATCGTCAGCGTTGCAACTGCTGTTGTGGCCCCCAAAACTCCCGTAGCAAACAACGCAGTTTTAGCAACCGTTTGAGCTGTGGCAGAATCCATTTTGTTAAACATGGAAACGATGTCTGCTCCTTTTTCAGCTAGGTTACCAAGCGCAGGAAGTAGACTTTCAGTAAGCTTAATCTTTGCCCCTTCAACTGCAGACTGGAAAGCAATGATACTGCCCCGCGCATTATCAAGCATTGTGTCAGCCATTTTTTTAGCTGCACCGTCTGATTCTTTTAGCGCTTTAGTATTTTCTTTCAATGCCTTGCTACCCTTTTGCAATAGAACGGCCCAATGTTTGTATGATTCAGCTCCGACAATGGTTTTTAAGGTTGCGGCTTGCTGCTCCTTCGTCATGCCCTTCATACCCTTTTCCATCTCGGCAACAACTTCCGGCATACTCTTCATGTCTCCCGCTGCATCAAAGAAAGCAAACCCTAATCTATCAATTTCTTTTTGGGCCTTTCTAGCTGGCGTCGCTAACCTGATCAAAGACGTACCAAAGGCTTGTCCTGCGATTGATCCTTGCAAACCTGCGTCACCAAACGCCATGACTGCGGCCGCTGATTCTTCTAATCCCCAACCTAGTGAATTAGCGTTAGGCGCAAGGAACTTCATGGCCTCTCCCATCTGCTCCACGTTCGTGTTAGCGTTTGCCGCACCGTATGCAATTACGTCCGATGCGTGCCCCGCTTCCGATGCTTTCATGGCAAAAGCTTGCATCATATTAGATGAAATATCGGCGGCAGCAGCTAAATCTAGTTGACCTGCAGCTGCTAAATTCAGCATACCTGGCATAGCTGCATAAATATCATTCGCTTTAAATCCGGCCATCGCCAGGAAGCTTTGTGCATCTGCGGCTTGGCTGGCGGTGAAAACAGTTGTTGCTCCCAGCTCTTTTGCCTGGTTTTTCAGCTTTTCGACTTCTGCAGCTGTTCCCCCTGAAATAGCTTTAACTTTGCTCATCTGTGTTTCGAATGACATACCAACTTCTACGGCGTCTTTCAGTGGGAGGACCAAGCCAGCAAAAGCAACACCTGTAGTCATCGCTACTGAAGCACCCTTGCTTCTCATTGTGTTGCCAACTGTATTCATTCTTTGGCCCATCTTATACATAGAGGATGAAGTACGTTTTATTTCAGCTTCCATTTTCTTAATTTTATTCGTTGTCTCAGTCAACGCATTTTGCGTTTTGTTCATTTCAGCTGTTGCATAGTTCAGCCTACGGGCAAGATTTTGTGTCTCTCGCGCGTCCTTTCCCTTCTTGATGGCTGAATCCGCATAAGCTCTTTCAAGTGCTTTGACCTTCATTTTATGCTGATCTAATTGCTGTGAAAGGGTTCTGACTTTTGTTTGTGACGTTTTCAGTTCATTACCCCACACACCGACGGCAGTCCGATTCTTTTCAAATTCAGACTTTATGTTCTTCATTTGAACGGCAATTGCTTTCATTTCCCCGTTAAATTGGGACGAATTAGAATACAGCTTTACTTTAATGTCTTTGCTCAATCCCTCACCACCTTTTTACAGTCCAGGTATCTGATCAATGTATAAGGGCTTATCCGATGCTGCAGCGTAATTACTTGGCTTTTCTTTGCTCGCTTCTTTGCGCCGCGCGAGTCGTTTCAAGTGATACACAATATCCATTTCATCTATTTGGTTCTGTGAAAAGCCAATGTCCTCTAATGCGTTATACATATCAAGGACAGCATCGGACAAACTTACTCCCCCGGCTCTGCTTCCTCTGCGGTTTCTGGATTCAGGATCTTGCTCGCTTCAACGATATTCCCAATGACATAGTTTGCGGTTGCGTATATTGTTCTGCTTAAAACGCGTGAATCAATGCCTTTTTCAAATTCTTCTACAGTGAATTTGTTTCCGAACACTTCACAAATAAATTCTGATTGTCTACTTGTATAAATTCTTTCAGGATCGTTCGACTCAAAGTCTTCTGTAATTTCTACCGCAGTTCTAAACAAGACACCTGTGATAAAGCTAGGTGTGGAAAATTTCTTTTTCTTTCCGTTTAAATGCAAGGTGATTGTCAATGCTTCCATGTTATTGCCTCCCGATTACAAAATAAAAAAGAGCGTTATTAAACGCCCTTTCCAATGTCTACTGAACTTGTGGAATCCTCTGTATCTTTTCCCTTTGCAAACGACGCCCCGTCGTATACAACTTGTTTAAACCATTCATCCGGGTCAAAGCCTTCGTCGAACTCAGCTTGTGCCTTCCAACGGTTTTTCCCGTTCTTATTTTGAAGCGTCATGAAACCAGCTTTAAATTTTGCTGTTTCAGGATCTGCTTTACCCTCTGTGGTTTTATTTTCGTTAGCCATCAATTCAGGAAGTCCCTTTAAGAACCAGTAAAATCTATGGCCGCCTGTGGACGTTTTCGCCCTAAAGCCAAAAGCCAAGAAAATAGCCTTGTCATCAGAACTGGCAAAAGAAATCCCATTTTCGACCTTGTGACCGAAAATCTTGTTTTGCACCTCAATAGGTAAATCTGCTAGTTCAGCCTCAAGGTCAATGTCACCCATGTTGTTAAATGAATCATAGACGCCGTTATCAGCCCAAAATTTAGATTGCTCTGATTTAGGATCGACCTTGACGTTTACAGCTCCTGGCAGTCGTTCAGGCTTTGCATATTCAAGTCCTTTGTCATCATCCTGAATAAGCTCAGCATAATGGAACATGTCTAATCCGTAGATTGTTTTCCCCATCTGTTTTCCTCCTAGAAAAATGTTTTAACGTACCTCATGCCCTTGTGAAAGATTTTTGTATCTGTTTCGTAAAGATCGACTGAATCGTACCTCCCGTAACCTAAATCTTTCATCAGTTTGTCTATCTGTTTTGCTATTTCTGTTTCATGCGTTCGCGTGTCTGCTTTTGAAAAAATACTTAGCTGAAAACGAACTTCACTAGCAGCTGCTTGGTTGTCTCTGTATTCCTGGTCCCTATCTGTAATCTCTGAAAACACAACTCTAGGGAATGCGGCCACATCATCAGCCACAAGATTATGAAAACCACCCGTGACAAGCTGCTTTAATTCATCGTTTTTTATTAACGCTGCACTCAATTCTTTCTTTGCATCAAAGCTCATTTAATAGGCGCCGTGATAATTCTTTCCATGATCTTCACAGCTTGTCCCTCCCCTTCGATTGCACTTTTTTCAATGAATGGATGCGGCGGCATTTTAGACGTGCCCCATTCTAAAAAACGTCCTCTGTAAGCGACTTTTCTATTCGGCCCAACCGATACAAACAGTTCACCGTCTTTGGATTCTCTTGCAGCTGAAACCGTGATGTTATCGACCATGTGAGGCTGATTTTTGAACTTTTATTCACGTTACGTTTTTGGTGCGCGGCTATTACCTCGCCCCCAGCTTTAAGGGCAACCTTTTCAGCTTTTTCCACGTCGTCACCTATCTTGTTGAAAAATCTCGTTAGATCATCAAATCCATCAATATCCATATCAGCCATTTACGCCGACCTCATTGCATGTGACTTCAAGTTGCTTCTTTTTATTTTCGATGTCGTTGAAATCCTTTACATCGAAAGTGCGATATATGGGCTCTCCTGCGTCATCGGTACCCGTTCGATGAAGAATACGCATATCTTGCGTAACGTCTTCCCGGTATCTTATTGTGATTTTCTTTGGTGACTTAACGCCTAACGCACCGGCAACAAGCGTATCTGATTTTGTGCCGGAAAATCCTTCAATTGAACCCCATGTCTCAAAAACATTTTCGTAGGATTCATTCCAATTCAGCTCATCATCCTGTACCCTTTTCTTTACTTGGAAGATTAACCTCCGATTCAATTTGCTTATCTTCTTCATTTCCTTTCACATCCACATATCGAAGTTGAGTCAGCAAAGCTTGAACGGTAAAAGGGATGTTTGAGCCGGAAACACCTGACTCATACATCCCCCTGTTTTCGTACCAATGCTCAACTAACATCCCTACTACAAGTTCAAATTGAGCGTTACCTTTTGTATAACGCCCTATTCCGTTTCTGATATATTCCTTTGCTGCATTGATTAAGGATTTAAGCAAGGCGTCATCTTGATCGGTATCAATTTTTAAATATTCATCTTTCAGCATTTTTAAATCCATAGAAGACCGCCTACTTATTCTGTATTTTCTTTACCCTCTAGTTTGTCGACTCGCGACTCTAAATCAGTGATCATTTTTTGCACTTCTGAATTGATATTGTCCCATTTAACGCTTCCTTTACCGATTGTCCGTGAGTTCACAGATCCATCGCCTAAATGATCGTTCTTAATAGCCCCTGTTTCAATTACTGCAGGATCTCCCTTATCGCCTTTTGGACCTTGCATCCCTTGAATGAAAAGAGGATTTTCTTTACTGTTTCCCTTTACATAAACAGCCGTGATAGGTTTTCCGTCAGCGTCCGCCTCTGCAGATGTTAATACTCCATTACTTTCATTCAGAAAATCTTTTGCCATGTTAGATCAATTCCTTTCCAATGTTTATTCTTTGCTCAGTTTGCTTTTCAGCTCTTTTATTTCGTCTTCCATTCCCTTGAGTCTAGTTTCAATAGACGAATTAAGATGCTCCGGCATGACGCTTCCCGTCCCGATGTTTACTGACCGGACAGCTTTTTCAGCAAGCATTTCATGTGTCACGGTTCCTGGTGCAGCTGATCCGCCGCCTCCTACACTCACTTCCTCGCCGTCTTTGACGATTTTTCCGCCTGCAAATTCTAAAACACCACCGATGACAGTTCGATCCCCGCCGTCAGTGGTGTAATTTTTTGTCACTCGCATGACTTATTCACCTCTTTTTTATTTACTAGCTTATTGACAACTGGCCGTATACTACCGCTTCTTTGTCCCAAGCCACAACGTCTTCACGTTCAATCGCTCGTACTTTCGTTGTGTTTGTCTCAAATGATCCTGCAGCAAGATTCGTATAGTCAATAGACTGTTGCTGACGATCAAATAAAACGATGGCCTCTTTTAAATCGCCAACGATTACAGGTGCTTTCCCTGCTTTTGTTTTCAAGACTTTGTTTGATATCACCACCACGCGGCGACCAAACAGCATTTTATTTGTCGGTTCAGACGGAATATCTTTAAGTAGATATTTGCCGTCTGCGTCTTTCAATTGATCAAGATAGTTAAACCCGTCTTGATTTGTCATGATAATTGCGCTGGATGAAATGGCAGTATCAAGAGTAACATTTAATGTCTTTTTAATATCATCCAGGCCTTTAAATTCAACCTTTTTCAATCCGTCAAGGATAGCCAGGATAAGAGCGTTTCTTGTTGCGACTGATTTTTTGACAAACCATTTCGCCACATGTGTCATGATGGCTTGATCTGTATCCTGCAGCAATGTATTTGATAGAGGTAACAGCCCTGAATAATCAGCGATCGTGTATGATAGATTAGTAAACTTAGGATGGTCTGTTTCCGGAATTTCTCCCATTTCTTCGATTTTTTGAAATGGTATAATGTCTCCATTTTTTTCAAGCAGACGGCTACCTGAACGTGTTGCTACCGGCTCCACTGTTACATATTGTTCAAGTTGATGTTCTTGCTCCCGCTTTAACTCTTTAATGGTTCTTGAAATATCTTCAGGAATCAGGATCCCGCCATCTTCTTGGTTTATACCTGACATTGCTCTGAACTCAGGGTTTTCTAAAAATTCACGTTCTTCGTGTGTTAAATATTTACCGCGAAGAGACTTCAAGAACACCTTGGTGAATTTCTTTTGACGTTCTTCTTTATCTCCTTCGTCTCCCTTTCGTCCCTCCGGGTTGCGTTCTTGCTCCGGCACAAAATTTTCACCGCCAGGTAAATCGGGCACGTTCAATGATCGTCCTTCTACCATCAATTCAATTTGATTCTTAAGCTCTTTCACTTCATCGAGAAGTTGGCGCGCTTCCTCTGTTTTTCCTTCTACTAGTGCTTTATTAGCATCTTCTTTCTTTTGCGTAAACTGCTGACGTAATTCAATTTCTTTTTTAGACATTTTTATTTTTCCTCCTTATTGAACGAAAAAAAGCCTTATTCGGGAAGATCAAGGCTTAAAAGTTCCAATTCAATTTTTAAAATTTCATCTGTTGGTGCGCTTCGTTGTTCTTTCATTTCTTCTACTTTCTCCATGCTTCGAGCACCTACCACAGCTTCGGTATCGCTATATGCAGGTGTCGTTACTAGAGAAATGTCATAAATGCGGTGAATTCTGTTTATTCTTCGTTCGTATATGTCCTCGTTTTCGTTAATTCTCCATTCGTCGGGTTCGTCCCCGTTGTAATCCAACGAAAAAGCAAAAGAACATTGATTAATAACGCCGCTGCGTATATTCTCCATGAGATCGCGGGCATATGACGTGTCTGACGGTTTAAATCTGAATTTAAGACCTATGCCATCTATTTCGAGTTCAAGTTTCCCTGACTCCCCTGAAACGGTATTTCGCGCTAGGGGAAAATCCTCTCGATGGTTAAAAAGTGCAATGACGTTTGATAGATCGGTAGATTCTAAAGCGTTCCTGCTGATAATTTCTTTGAACCAGCCCAAACGCTCGGACCATTTTTCAAACTTCAAAGCATAGCCTTCCACATATTCGGCTTGTCCTTCACCGTCGGAACGGATCTCAATTGGCGACGTGAGCAGCCGCACTTCTTTTTCTTTACTCATTCTTGCTGTCACCTCCCTTCACGGCTGAACCAGCTTTAAGCCTCTGGTATTCTTCCATAAAGTCGAGAAACACATAATTCAAGCTAGAAAGATATTTTTCGCCATGCTCGATAGGGTTTCTTTCAATCAAGTCGCGAATCTCATTTTTATTTAAAAGACCCGCTTCACTCATAGTCTTAAAATACTCGGCTTGAGTCTTACTATCTCCGCGCAACTCACTATCAACATTGAATTTTACATAATGGCCCGCTTTTTGATCATTGTCAGTAAACAGCTTAATATTTAATTCTTGTTCAAAATTCACGATCCACGGTTGCAATGTGTTTTTTACATATTCCAAGGATTGATGCTCGATGTTTGAAAATGTGGCTTTATCAAGCTCATTGAGTTTATGCAACGGAACTTTATAAATCATTGCAATTTGTGCTTTATTGAATTTCATAGATTCTACAAACTGCGCTTCTTGCAACGGCATGGCAATAGATTGATATTCTAGTCCATTATCAATAATTGCTATGTTTTCACCCTGGTTGACCCGCAGCCATTCTTTACGGACGTTCTCTTTTGGTTTTTCATCCAAGAAAGAAGGTACTTTTAGAATGCCTCGCGGCGTGGCTTCGTTTTTATATAGTTTTGCGTTATATTTTGTCGCAGCTGCTTGAGCGCCTATGTGCTCTCGTATTACACCAATAGGCGACTTACCGTGTATACCATCCGTTGATAGACCTTTAAAGTGCAGCACTTGGTAATCATTAAGTTCCATCGTCCTTCCGTTAAGTGGTTTGGTACCATAGCCTCCCTGAGTCGGGATGGATGTATGCTTTTGTTGCATCCGGCCGCAACGGGTATAGATTTTCAGGGAAACCGTGAGCCCCAAACTCAATCATCGAATAGGCATTTCCCCATGTGAGTACATGCGTCATCATCAGCTTTTTCCACACATAAGCAGTCATGTACGGGTTTGGCCTTGCGTAGATCATATAGGCTGATGGATGATTAGGGTTTCTGTTGACTCCTTGACTCTCTTTTTTAAAAGTGTGTATCGGTAGCTTTGCAATGTCATCAGACAATACGTTGACACATGCGAAAATGTCAGGCTGCTCAAATGAATTACTTTCACTGACTCTTTCACCACTGGCCGTTTCTCTACCTCCGAATAGATTGATCAACTGACTGAAACCGTCTATTGTTGTTGAGCTGGATCGTTTTTCAAAAAACTTATCTATAAACATTTATTTCACCTCTCTTTCTGCCGCGCGTGATTTGACAGCAAGTAGGCATAAAACATAAAAAATACACCCGTCAGAAATAGACCGATGTTCGTATTTACCCGATACGCTGCCAGCAGAATAAAGATGCACCCTCCAATAAACAGCAAGTCGTTTAATATTGATTTCAGAAATACAATGAATTTTTTCACTCTCTCACATCCTAAAAACTGAAATTTCCTGAAAAGTGTTCGTTTAAGTTAACACTCGCGCCCATATTGTGATACATGGCCCTAGCAAAAGCATTCATAACGGCTGCAGCTGGATCTATTCTTTGTGGTGATTTCGCTTTGTCTAACATGATATTTTCTTGAGCGTCTTGTTTAATAATGGCGTTATTATATGCAAAGTTAGAAGTGGATCGTTCCCATGAACGACCTTTCCTTCGTATACCTTTTGTCTGTAATCCTTTGTGGGTAAAGAAAGATGCTGAATCCTTTGCGGCAGCTCAACCATATTAAATCCCTTACTCTCAAGCCGTTGTGCAAGGTGCAGCGCATTCCATTTGTCGTAAGCTGCTTCAATGATCCTCAATTTGTTGACATGGGCAAATTCAATAATCCACCTTTCAACAAATTGATAATCAACTGCCTCCCCTGGTGTGAATGTCATCCAACCTTGATCACGCCATAAATCATAAGGCACTTTATCAGTAGCCATTTTCTCTTTTGCCTTTTCCTCTGGAATGAAGGAATGCTGACCAACATAATAAAAACCATCAAGAACGCCAACCCACCCGACAGAAGTCAAGTCCGTTGTCATAGATAAATCTAAACCAAGATAGATCGCCATTTCTTTTAGATCAGGTATTTCACCATGACAGGCCCGCCATTTTGACATTTTCATATAGCCATTGTCTTTTTGGTCAACCCAGCGATCCATATTTTTTGTAAGAAAACTCCGCATTTTTTCAGGGACTTCTAAGGCGACTTGTAATGCGGCTCTTAACGATTCCATGCCCTCTGGGTAAGTTGCGACTATCGGATTAGCCTTGATCCAGTTGGACTCATCTTTTATGTCATCGTCAGGATCTAGCTCGCAAATCATTGCAAAATAGCCATCATTCTCCACGTCTATACCAGGATCAAGGATCTTGGATGTGTATTCATACTCTTTAAAGCAGGGACTATTTAGATTAAATCCGGCAGTCGTGATGACAACCATCAAAGGACTACGTCTTGCAACCATACCACTATCAAGCACATCATAAATTTCACTTGTTTCATGTGCATGGTATTCATCCACAATCCCTAAAGATGGGTTTTTTCCATCTCCCATTTTTCTTGCTTCCCTTGAAAGTGGTTGAATAATGGAATTTGTAGTATATTTCTTCACCTTTCCATTAGCTGATGTATATTTTCCTTGAAGTATTGGCGCATGATGAAGCTGTTCAAGAATGGCTTGATATACTTCATCTGACTGCTCCCTTGACCAACCCGCAATAAATACACGATGTTTTTCTTGAGTTGGGAAGATCTCATACGAAGCCATTATAGCTAGTAATTGCGATTTTGCGTTTTTCCTGGCTAACTGGATATATACTTTTCTAAATCGTCTAGCACCATTCTCTTTTTTGTAAAAGCCGTAGATATTAGCAGCAATGAATAACTGAAAGTCTGTCAGTTCAATCGGCCGTCCTGCTAATATGCCTTCGACGTGATTAAATTGCTTGGCCCATTCGTAGAAATCAAGGACTGCTTCTGCATCAAAATAATACGGGCAGTCTTCTTCTGCTAACCGCTCTACGTCTTTAATGAACCTCTGAACAGCCCACTTATGCTTCTTTCCTGCTTTTATTTCCCCTGTTTGTATCTTTTCGCAATATGACCATACGCGCTCAATTAAAAGCTCTGCGGTCATTTCCTGCGTTACCATTACATGCGTCCTCCAAAGCGTTCTTCTTCTTTTGACTTCGGTTTCCCATCATTTTTTTTCGGAATGACAAGTTTGCAGCGAGAGGAAATGGTTAATCCTAAATCACTTGATGCTTGTCTGCATTGTTTAAAAAGTTTGTCTTGATTTATAAGAAGATCTGAATAATCATCATTTGGAACTAACTTTTCATCTTCTGAAATCACGTTACCTTCTTTATCTAGGTTTCTGACTATTACCTTTTTCATAGGTCCACGCTCAAGCAACTGTTCAGTTACTTGTAAATATAATTTTTTAGCAAATAAAAAACGGGCAAGCGCATCAACATCTAAATTTGTGATAATTCCGATGTTTTTGAGCTCGTCCGCTATCTTTTTGAATTCTCTTTTTAAGTCTTTTGGTAAGTAAGAAGGAGCTTTCACTTTGTCATCTGGTGCCTTTATTTCCTGCTCTCTTCTTTCTTCAATCTCTTTCTTGGTAAGGTTTTTCTTCCCTTTCACTAGCAACAAGTCAACTGGTTGTCTCGGTCTTGCCATCCCCTCACCTCCTTCCGAATTTTCATTTAGGGAATTTTTCAAAATGTTGAGGGAGACGCGGTCTACGGCAAATCGTTTCTAGGGATTTAAGGTAGGGGGGCCTTCAACTTCAATGCGAAGCTGACTCATGTCTCTTTCTAAATTTGCTCGTATTGAATCTATTTTCTTTTGGTGTTGTTCAAGTAGGCTTTTGTTCATTGTCATCCGTATAGCATTATATAGCTTACTGATTTTACTTTGCTGCTTTCTAATTTCCGCGTTTGTGTAGTAGGATGTGTATTCAGCTTTACACCCTGGACATACAAGCAGATGACGTTTAATACCACGTCCAATCTTCTTAATCCTAGAACAATATTTAACTATGAAGATTGTTCCACACTGATCACATGTACATTTTTTATAATCCAT